TAGCTTCGGCTTCAGTAACCCACGCGCTGTGTTTGCATCGCAAGGCGCTTAATGTTTCACATGAAACATTGAAAGAAAGGGGCACTTGTTGCCCCTTTTCTTTTTCTGCTGTATAAAACAACTATCCCTGACAGGTGCAATCCCGCATCTGACATTAGCCACGACAGGAGATCGACATGGCGAATACAACCTTTAACGGCCCCGTCCGTTCAAAAAACGGATTTCAAACAGTTTCAGTTAATGCCAACACTGGCGTTATTACAGTAACAAGCGGCGATAAGATGGCTGTAGAAGCCACTGGTAGCGCAGGTATCGAAGGCACAGCTGCTGTATATGTTACTCAGGTAAACCGCCTGAAAAGCGACGTAAGCACCAATGTTAACGTTGTTAAGACCACCATTATGATTGACCTTACTGGTCTAAAAGACGGCGGCACTGCTGGCGACATTATTGGTAAAGACGGCTCTGGCGTGGCGTTTATCGGACAAGTCACAACCGCTAACCAAGGCGTTGTTTTTGGCGTAACCATGACCTGTGTTGAAACACCTGCTGGCGGAAGCACAGACATCGATCTGTACTCAGCTACTGAAGGCACTGGCGTGAATGACACGGCCATTGGTGACTTGACCGAAACTCAAATCATCAACGCTGGCGCAGCATCTGCTGGAACGATGGTTGCTGGTGGCGATATTGTTGCTGACCAATACCTGTATCTGGTAAGCCAAGGTACTGGCGATGCAACCTACACAGCTGGTCGCTTCCTGATTGAAATCACAGGTTACGACGTAGCGTCCTAATAGGAGATAATTATGGCTGATACAGTCACATCTCAAACAATTCAGGATGACAATAGAAAAGCTGTCTTAAAGTTCACCAACATTAGTGACGGAACTGGCGAAAGCGCAGTGACTAAAATTGATGTAAGTGCGCTTCAAGCTAATAGTAGCGGTGACGCATGCACAGAAGTCGCCATATCTAAGATATGGTGGCAGTGCGTGGGTATGGGTGTGGAGCTTCTTAACGATGCAACCACCGATACTTTAATTATTGCGTTATCCCCGGACTCAAACGGTATGCATGATTACTCAAGCTTTTCTGCCATACCGAATGATGCTGGGTCTGGTAAAACAGGCGATGTAAAGTTCACGACTATTGGCGCAAGCAGCGGTGATACCTATACCGTTATCTTGGAAGTATTGAAGAGTTTCTAGTGGCAACTTCTGGAAGTAGAGACTTTGAGCCAGATGTAGCGGAATACATCGAAGAAGCATTTGAGAGGTGCGGACTTGAGCTTCGCACCTCTTATGATGCCGTAACTGCTAGGCGCTCTTTGAATCTCTTGTTTGCCGATTGGGCGAACAGGGGTTTGAATCAATGGACTGTTACAAACTCTGCGACAACTTTGGCTCAAGGCGATGAGTACTTGGATCTAACTGCATCAACGATTGACGTTCTTGATGTTGTGTTGCGCAGAACTGAGAACAGTGAAACCAATGATATTCAAATGAATCAAATCGGAAGAGCCGAGTATTGGAATATTCCAAACAAAGATACTCAAGCTCGACCAACTCAATGGTTTCTTGATAAACAAATTACGCCTCGACTCTACATATGGCCTGCTTCAGAAAACGCGACAGATCAAGTGCTTATCAACAGATTGGTAAGGATTGAAGACGCTGATGCTTCGCTGAACACAGTAGATATGCCGTTTAGGTTTTATCCTTGTTTGGCTGCAGGATTGTCGTACTACATAGCTTTGAAGAAAGCGCCTGATCGTGTGCAAATGTTAAAAGCATTTTATGAAGAAGAGTTTGCTAGAGCAGCAGATCAAGATGAAAGTCGAGCTTCCCTTAACATAGCCCCTGGTCTTAGTTCTTATAGGCGAGCGTAATGTCTTTTGCGTCTGGCAAGCATTCAATAGCCATATGTGATCGATGCGGCTTTAGATACAAGTACACTCAGTTACAGAAAGAGTGGACAGGGTTTAGGGTGTGTTCTGAATGTTTTGAGCCTAAGCACCCTCAACTAGAACCTGTACGTCATTTAGCAGACCCAGAAGCGTTGCGTCATCCTAGGCCAGATGTTCCAGCAAGCAGTGTTGCGGGATCTGGCGTTGTAAGAACAATTGACGCTAATCAAATGATGACCACCACTGGTGATAGTATTGGATTTGCTTTTGACCAAGAAGCTGCAACAGGTGAGGTGGGTACAGTGACGGTGGTTATATCATGAGTTTTACATTAGCTACTTTGAAGTCTACGGTTCAGGATTACTGTGAAACAGCAGAAACGACGTTTGTTGCTGATCTTCCTACGTTCATACAAGAAGCTGAAGAACGCATACTGAAAAACGTAGAACTTCCTGTGTTCAGAAAGAACGTTACAGGTACGGCTGCAGCAAGTAATACATACCTATCAACGCCAACCGATTTTTTGTCACCGTATAGCCTGGCCGTAATATCTAGCAGTAATTACATCTACTTGCTGTTTAAACATGTTTCGTTCATTAGAGATTACACTCCCAACCCAGCTACGACAGGCACGCCTAAGTACTACGCGCTGTTCGATGACACCACATTTATATTAGGGCCAACACCAGATTCAACGTATACATTTGAACTGCATTACAAGTATCGACCTGATTCTTTGACGGCTGGAGCAGAAAGCGGCACAACATGGTTATCCACCAATGCGCCAGATGCGTTGCTCTATGGCACTCTGGTTGAAGCAGCAACGTTCTTGAAGGTTCCCGAAGAAGTGGCTCAGTACGAGCAAAGATTCATCGCTGCTGTCGCCGCTTTGAAAAAACTAGGCGAAGGCTACGGCGCTAGAGATGAAGCAAGATACGACATCAATAGATCATGAATACGTTTTTTAAAGAACAAAAAGCAGATATAGGAACTGTATCTGTAGCGACTACAGATTTTAAAGGACACGACGTAGATTTTTGGGCTAAGACCTTGTCAGACAGAATCGTCAGTGTTGGCGAAGAGTCTCACCCGGTCATAGCTCAACAAGCTGTAGCATTTAAAGATGCCGTGTTGAAATTAATTGCATACTATATGAGAGAGGCGATTAAGAGCGACAGAACTACGCTCATTAACGAATTAAACCGACAAGGCCATGGCGACATGGCTGAAATAATTAGGAGGCTCTAATGGCTATCACGACGGCTCTATGCACTAGCTTTAAACAAGAACTGATGGAAGCAGTTCATAATTTTAAGAACTCTGGAGGCAGCACGTTTAATCTTGCGTTGTATACAAGCTCTGCAAGCTTGGGCGCTGGAACTACTGCTTACACAACATCAAACGAAGTAAGCGGAACGAATTACACCGCAAAAGGAGCTTCTTTGACTCGTGTAGATCCAACGACTTCAGGCACTACGGCTTTTACAGATTTTTCAGACCTCACGTTTTCAAATGCAACAGTGACCGCACGCGGGTGTTTGATCTTTAATGATTCTGCTTCTGGTGACCCGGCAGTGTGTGCGCTTGACTTTGGTGGTGATAAAACATCAACCGCTGGCGATTTCACCATACAGTTTCCAACCGCTGACGCATCCAACGCGATCATTCGCATCGCATAGGATTTAACGTGTGGCGAATGTTACTGGCTGGGGTAGAGGCACTTGGGGTGAGGGCGCATGGGGCGAAGAGGCCCCAGTTCTTGTCACGGGTGTCGCAGGCACCTCTGCAGTTGGCACAGTCACAGTATCTGCAGATGCTAGTACGTCGGTTACAGGCGTTGCAGGAACGAGTGCGGTTGGCACCGTTACGGTTGCAGCAGCCGCAACCACATCTGTCACAGGTGTTTCAGGAACGGGCGCGGTTGGTTCGGTCACCGTCACAGCGGGTGCAAATGTCACTCCTACGGGCGTATCAGGGACTGGGGCAGTTGGTTCCGTATCAATATCAGGAGCGGCTAACACCTCGGTTACAGGAGTCTCTGGAACAAGCGCAGTTGGCTCAGTTACCGTTGCGGCAGCGGCTAACACAGATGTTACAGGAGTTGCAGGAACAGGCGGAGTCGGTTCCGTCACTATTACTGCAGCAGCCACAACGTCTGTTACAGGCAATGTTGGTACGTCTGCGATTGGTACAATCACAGTCGATGCAGCAAGTACAGCCGTTGTCACAGGCGTTTCTGGGACGGCATCAGTTGGATCGATCACCACAGATGCTGCAGCCAATGTCTCTGTTGTTGGCGTTGAAGGAACATCTGCTCTTGGCACCATATCGGTATCTTGCGACAACAACATTAGTGTTACAGGGGTTGAAGGTACTTCAGCGATTGGAACTGTCGTTGCAACTGGAGCGGTTGATGTTGTTCCTACAGGTGTGTCTGCTACTGGCTTGGTTGGCGGCGCACTGGTTTGGGGAAAAATTATTCCAAGTCAAGATTCTAACTGGCAAAATATTGATGACAGTCAAACACCAAGCTGGTCAAATGTGGATGATAGTCAAACACCGAATTGGGAAGAGGTAGCTTAATATGGCAACTTATGTAAACGACTTGCGGCTCAAAGAGATTGCCACTGGGGATGAAAGCGGAACCTGGGGCACGAGTACAAATACTAATTTGGAGTTGATAGCCGAGGCTTTCTCGTTCGGCACAGAGGCAATAACTACTAATGCAGATACCCACACTACGACTATTGCTGATGGCGCTACTGATCCTGGCCGCTCTCTTTTCCTCAAGTACACTGGCACACTTGATTCTGCTTGTACTATAACCATTGGCCCAAATACCGTAAGCAAGCTGTGGCTCATACAAAATAACACATCGGGGTCGCAGAACATCA